TTGTTGATGCCAACATTGCAACAAACATTGGTGCATCTACAAACCAAGACACAATCTTTGTTGTAGATCTAAATGAGTGTCACCTATGGGAAGAGGCATCAGCCCCTACCTATGTGACCTTTGAGGAACCAAACGGCAAAGTTGCAATCAACATTGTTTTGTTTGGAATGTCAGCCTTTACAGGTGAGCGTTACTCAAAAGCAATTGCACAAATCAATGGTACAGGTTTGGCAACACCAAGCTTCTAACCATAATCTTCTAAGCCCCCTACCCTTCCAGGGGGCTTAGATCCTAACTATGGCCGGTGTTTAAGAAATGGAGTTTGCTTAATGTCCCAGAGCAATACAGATTTTGGAGACCGGTCATGGCTATAACAAATGGTTATGCAACCCTCACACAAATAAAAAATTACCTATCAATCTCTGATAGCACTGACAATGATCTATTAGAGGATCTTATTGAGTCAGCCTCACGCTCTATTGATCGCATTGCCAATCGCAGGTTTTATGCAGACTCAACCGCATCTGCAAGAAGATACAGAGCCTATTCAGATGTCTTTGTTTATACAGATGACATATCCACCACAACAAGTTTGGTGGTCGCAATAGATGAAAATGGCAATGGCACTTATAGCAAGACCCTAACTTTAGATACAGATTTTATTATGGATCCACTGACTGCCTCAGCTTTAGGCAGACCCTTTACTCAATTGACAATGGTTTCAAACACAGAATCATGGCCAATATTCCCAGGATTGACACAAAATGGTTTGCGCCCTGGAGTGCAGGTCACCGCTAAATGGGGTTGGCCAAGCGTGCCGGATGACATCACTGTAGCCACCTTGACCCTGACCGCAGATCTATACAAACGCAAAGATGCACCGGGCGGTGTCTTAGGTCTTGGAGATCTTGGCGTAATCCGCATGTCACCGGTAGGCAGAGATGTTGCACAAATAGTAAGAGCCTATAAGAAAATACCTATAGCCTAATGGTGCCAAGTACAGTAAGGGCAAACCTCAAAACAGCTTTGACTAGCATCACATGTTTGCGTGTTATGGATTATGTGCCTGACTCTACAAATGTGCCAACCAATAATGCCTTTGCAGTTATTGGCCAATTGTCTATGAACTATGACTTTACAATATCAAGAGGATTTGATCAGGCTACCTGCAACATTATTGTCATGGTAGGCCGCATGAGTGAGAAGGATGGGCAATCAAGATTGGATGGTTTATTACAGTCATCCGGTTCAACCTCAATCAAAGCCGCAATTGAGGCTGATAAAACACTAAGCGGTGCAGTACAAACTTTAAGAGTTGTGTCTGCATCTCCAGGCACAATAACATCCGCTAATATTGATTACCTGAGTTATCAGTATTCAGTAGAACTAATAGGTTAAGAAAGGATAAACCCCATGGCAATATTTATGGGCAACAAAGTGGCAGTAATTGTTGGCACTAGCACTATCAGCAGTTTTGTCTCTACAGTAAGTTTGAACAGGGAAGTTGAGGCCGTTACCATAACTGCCATGAACGATACTGTTCAAAACATGATTGGTGGTATTGAGGTCAGCTCAGTTTCACTTGAACTATTCAATGACTTTGCCGCCGCATCAGTCAATAGTCTTTTTGAAGATGCTATTGGTAGCAAACTTGGAATTAAACTAATACCAGTAACCGGTACAGTCACAGCGACAAACCCAAGTTACAGTATGTCTTGTTTAATCACCCAATGGACACCAATTTCCGGATCTACAGATAGCGCCGCCACTGCCAGCGTGACTCTTCCTGTCACAGCTATAGTGAAGGCAACAAGCTAACAAGAAAAGGTGGGACATGCACAAGATTGAAATAACAAAGAAAGACGGCAAAAAGGTTACTTATGAACTTACGCCATCTGTAAAGGTCGGCTTTGAGGCTGAGTTTAAAACAGGATGGCGTAAGAGGTTAGGTGAGTTACAGCTTGAGTCAGATCTTTGGTGGTTTGCCCACGCTCTTGAAAAAGCGGCAGGTAAAACAGACAAAGAGTTTGGTGATGATTACATCAACCAATATGTAGATGTTGATTTGTTGTATGAACCAAAAAATGGCTAGACCGGCATGGACAGATATGGGAGATTGCATCCGTGTCGGTGGCTACAGGTATCAGCCCTAAAGATCTTTTAGAGGTTGATCCGGCAATCTATCTTGCCATCAAAGCAATCTTGCAAGAGAGAGCGCAACAATCTAAGACAATGAGGCGTAAGTAATGGTTGAGTTTAAAGTAAATGATGCTATCTACATCAAAAACTTTGATGCACTAAACGCCCGGTTAAAAGAGATGGATGCAAAACTAGCCAAAAAGTTTAGACAAGAATTAAAAAAAGCGGTCAGACCAGTACAGCGTAAAGCTCAAAGTTTTGTACCCAGTCAAGTATTTCCTGGGTGGCGTGAGACAAAGCCTTACTATCCACCGGCTTGGGGTTGGGCTACTGATACAACTCATAGGGGTAGGACTTATGGCAAAACAAATGAGTCAAGATGGCAATGGTCAAGAGATGAAGTAGTAAAAGGCATTTTTATTACAGAGGCCAAAACCAAAGTGCAACGCATTAAGGGGGCTGAGTTTGGAGTATCTGCCCTGTCTCTACAAAGTAGATCTGTCCCAGGTATTATTTATGAGTTAGCCGGCTTTGGTACTGCACGCAGTAAAGGTAAAACTAGGAGAGTCAGCCGCAACAAAGATGCAAGCAATTTGTTTATTGCTAAGGTGGGCAAAGCTGAAAAACCTAGACTTGTTTATAGAGCCGCTTATGAGATGGCTTCACAGGTTCATGCTAACCTTTATGGAGTATTAAAAAAATATCTAGGCGAAAACTTTAGAGGTTAAAAATGGCACTAAGTCAGAATGTAGTAGTCAATTTTCTAACCAAGTTTGATAAAAAGGGATTAGATCGCGCCACAAAAGAGCTCAAAGGTTTTGACAAAACAGTAGCCAAAAGTCGCCGGGCATTAAAAGCCGGTCTTTATGCCGGTGCTATCGCCGCCGGCTTTGGTCTCCTCAAGCTTGGTAAAAACTCTATTGAAGCGGCTTTGGCTCAAGAAAAGTTAGATAAACAATTAAGGCTAACCTTACAAACTATTGGTGCAGAGGGTCTTTTGCCCAATGTTAAAGATTTTATAGATAATTTACAAAGAGTAACAAATGTTACTGAGGATCAGCTTGTCCCGGCTTTGAGGCAACTAATTAACCAAACCGGTGATCTTGACAGCTCACAATTTTTGTTGCAAAAATCCTTAGATATTTCAGCTGGAACAGGTGCGGATTTATCCCAGGTTTTAGATGCTATAACCAAAGCGGCAGTAGGCAACTATAAAGGCATTACCAATTTAGGTGTTGGCTTTACAGTCGCAGAGGCCAAAGCAATGGGCTTTGAAAAACTTTTAATCAATCTTGATAAGTATGCAGGTGCGGCAGAGGCATCAACACAAACCTTTGAAGGTCAATTAAAATCCTTTCAGATCAGTGCAGGTGAAGCTACTGAGACTTTAGGTCAAGGATTTTTGACAGCCGCATCTTTGATTGTGACTGGATCAGACAATCTTGATGTCTTTGGTAAAAAACTTGAAGGCGTAGCGACACAGTTCACTGACATCTTTGTAGGCGGTGCAGGATCTTTTGCTAGTAAAGGAATGGGTGGTTATTTAGACATACTTAAAATTGCGGTTGAGGGTTTAGTAGGGGAGACCGGCACCTTACAAAGACTTGAAAAACAAGGCATCAAAATAAGGGATGAACAAGTCTTAAAGGCAAAAGGCTATTATGGTTTGTCTCAACTAACAATAGATGCTCTAGAATTGCAAGAAAAGTTTGGTAAGAAAAAACTTACTCAGGATCAGATCCTTGCAAAAATACAGGCGCAGATTTTGGCTAGACAAAAAGCCACAACAAAAGAGCAAACAGCTCAAGCCGCTTTATCAAAGAAAAAGGCAGAGTTAGAGTCAATGTTTGACTTAGACCGGATTAATCTACAGGCCGCGCTAAGTCGCAAACTATCCGCAGAGGATGAATTGCGTGTAAAGATTTTGCAAAAACTTGCAGAGGGTACAAAAGCCGCAGTAGATGAGGCGCAACGCTACGCAGATGTTTTAAAGGTTATTGAGGATGGCAAGATAACTACCCAAGAGATTGATGAACTAGCCAAAAAATGGGGCATGACTACAGTAGGCGTAGAGTTATACATCCAAAAATTACTTGAGGCCAATGAAGAATTGAAAAAGATGATGGCCTATGTGCAAAATGTTAAGGTGCCAGTTTTGCCAACTCAGGGGGCAACACCTTTTGCACAAAATATTGCACAACTAGATGCGGCTACAAAAACAATTTTGGCTTTACAGGATAAAGTAAATCAAGCCGGTAAAGTGGTTGAAGGTGATACTTATAGATCAATGCCACCGCTATTTACACCAAGCGGTGAATTGACACCAAGAGGTAGAAATCAGATTGCACCTATGGCAGATGGGGGTATTGTTACCAGGCCAACCCAAGCCTTGATTGGTGAGGCCGGGGCTGAGGCAGTCATTCCTTTAGATCGTATGGGTGGTATGGGTCAAAGGGTTACAATCAATGTGGCCGGATCTGTTATCTCAGAGGGTCAATTGCAATCTGTCATCCAGGATGTTTTATACAATCTCAACCGCACTGGAGCAGTCACACAGCTTACAAACCTTGGTAGATAATGCCAGCCGCAACATTTAGAGCTGAGATTGATTT